CTCGTAGCCTACCAAATCCGCAAGCTCTTCGCGACGCGCATCGATCGAGCGCATGTCGCCGCGAAGGTTGTTCATAAGGATTTCAGGCGAATCGACGCGACGGTTGAGCATTTTTGCGGAAACTGCGTCGTCGGAGTTTTCCTCCTCTTCGCGTTCGTCCTCTTCCTCGCCGACATCGTCGAGGAAGCCCTGCATAATGCCGACGTTTTCGTAGTCGTCCATCATCTTGTCTTTCATCATTATCCTGGCCCCTTAAAAAAGTCCGGCCGCTCTTGCGCCCGCCGCAGCGGACAACCCCGCCAATCCGATGCCCGCCGCCTGCTGGAACGGGCTCGCCGAAGGCTGACTGACCGCGGTTGTTGCCATCTGCGTGGACGGCGCACCGCGATAGATGTCGGAGAGGAAGGCCGCCTGCTGGTACGGGGAGTATAGGCGCTGCATCTGCGTTGCGCGCTGTGCATCGAGCGACTGCTGGTTGAACGCCTGCTGCGCCTGACCGACGTTGTACAGGAAGTTGATGTCGGACTGCTGCATGCCCTGCGCAGCCTGGCCGATGCCGAGCTGCTGAAGGCCCTGCTGGCCGTACTGCTGACCGAACTGGCCAAGCCCCTGCGCCGTCTGCTGACCGATGCCAAACTGCTGCCCCGCCAGCGAGCCAATGCCCTGCGCGATGTTCTGGAACTGCCCCGACTGCTGCCCGTAGATGCCGGCAAGCGCCTGCGCAGCGTTCGTGCGCCCCGCGCCTTGCTGCATGAGCAGGTTGGCGATGTTCTGCTGGATGTTCGATTCCTGACCGGCCAGCGCGCCCTGCTGCGAAGCAAGATTGCCATAGCCCTGAGCAGCCTGCTGATACAGGCCCGCGGCGGACTGGCCCAAACGAGCCTGTTCCACGCCGAGCTGACCAAGGCCCTGGCCCGCAGCGATCTGCTGTTGCGAGAGATTGCCGTAGAGGCCCGCGCCCGACTGCCCAAGCTGCGCCTGCTGCGCGGCCTGCTGGCCTACGGTCTGGCCGATGTTGGCGATCTGCCCCGCAGCCGCCTGTTCGGCCGCCGCGCGCTGCGCCTCGAGCGAGCCCATGGCCTGCCCGGCCTGCACTCCGAGCTGCCCGATCGCCTGACCGCCCTGCAATGCACGCTGCTGCTGCTGCTCAAAGGAGGCCATTGCATTGGCCTGCGCCTGTGAGTAGCCCTGAGAGAGGAGGTTGGCAATCGAGCCCGCCTTCTGCTCCATAAGCCCGCGCTCGAGTTCGGCACGCTGCACGCCTTCGCGCTCGCCGCCAAAGGCCCCCGCACGCACCGCCTGAGAGGAAAGCCCCTGCTGGGCGATCGCACCCTGACGGCTGATCTGCCGCATCGTCTCGTCGATGACCTGCTGACGATACGGGTCCATGAAGGCCTGCGCGCGCGAGGGGTCATAGCCCCCCATGCCGCCGCTGATGCCACCAAGGCCCCCCGCCAGCCCAAGCTGGACAGCGCCCTGCGCACCCCCCATCTGCGGCACGCCACCGGCTCCCGCGGCGCGCTGGGCGGCGTTTTGCAGAAGCTGCTGCGAGCCAGAGAAGTCCGCGCCCATGGCCCCGGCGGCCATGCGCTGCGCATCCGAGATGCCGCGCATGCCCTGCCCGATCGCCGCCGTCGCCGGCGTAAGGTCCGCCTGCGAAGCGCGGGCGGCCATGTTCTGCGAAGTGGCGAGCGCATTGACGCCAGTGCCGATGTCCTGGTAGGCCGCGCCAAAGCGCCCCGTCGTATCCGACTGAAGCGCACGCTGGCCGGCAAGATCCATGTAGCCAAGGCCGGTATTGATCTGGCCAATACCGCCGCCCATGCCCGCCGCAGCGGCTCCAGCCTGCCGCATCGCGGCCGCGGCGTCCCCAAACTGTGCCCGGGTGTCGGCGCCACGGAGAACGTCCGCCGCCTCACGGGTCATGCCCATGCCACCGGCAATTCCTTGGTTTGCAGCGGTCACATAGGGGCTAAACGCCCCCACCCCCTGCTGTTCGGCAGCGCGCATCGCGGCGATCTGCGCGGGGGAGAAGCCCGCAACCTGATATCCCGGAATCTGCTCGGCAAATCCGGGCTGGAAGGCCAACTTTTGCGCTTCCTCAAGCAGCCGAAGCTTGTATGCCTCGATTTCCGGGGCTTCTCGGACAATCTGCTGCGTGACTGAAGTATCTGTTGCCATTTATTTGCCCTCGACCTTGCCGCCTTCCAGCATTTTCATCAGTTTGTACATCCGCCGCGCGCCTTTGCGGCGACTTCCGCCGCCGGCGTTGCGAACAGCACGTGCCGTGAACACGAATTCCCCGTCCGAAAGCATCGCCGGGATCGAATCCGAGGTTCCCGTGCCGGGGCCGTCGATCGGGCCCGTTTTACGCGGGAAATGGGTCGGTTGACCACCGTCACGCAGCCCCTGGGCGGCCATGATCCCCTGGTTATTTTGCTTGTTTAGCGTTTGAACGGCCTGTCCCGCGGCCATTGCCGCCTCCGGGCCGCCGTACAACAGCCCTTCGGTCTGCGCCACCTGGAAAGGATCCTTCGCCGCCTGCTTGACCGCATTCGTCACGGCACCGCCCTGCCGATACCCAGTGGGGCGCGCCGGCTGAACCGGGTTCCCGTACAGCAACGGCACGCCGTACGTCCCGGAGACGTTATACGGCTGCGGGATGCCTTCCGGCATGTTCGTCGGGGAGCCACTCGGGGTGAAGTACCTCGGAACAGGGCTCACGGGCATCGTCGGGTAAGGCCCGGGGGCCGTGAGGCTTGGGCCGCGGTTCGTGTTCAGTGCGTCAAGCCCATACGACGGGGTTTCCACCACCGGGTTGTAGGGCTTCAGCACCGTGGGCGTGAGGCCGCCGGCGAACTTTTCCGGGTTGTCGCGGATGTAGTCTTCGCCCGTGTAGTTACGATCGAAGAGCGGGTTCTCCTCCGACTTCCCTGCTTTAAATCCGCCGGCGAGGCCGGAGACGGTAAGCGCCGTTGCGACACCCGGCACGTATCGACCAAGCTTTGAGGTCGCCTCGGGGTTGACAAGAAACGCGTTCTTGAAGCCCTCAAACGTCGGCTTCTCGCCACCCGGGGCGAGGGTTCTGAGGTAACTCCCCATGCGCCCAAACATGCCCGAGCCCGGCGTGGTGGCGGGGGTTGCGGAGACGTCGGTGGCCCGGGCCAGCGCCTGCTCAAACCTAGCGCCCGAGACGCCGGAGGGCGTCACGTAGGGCACCGAAGAGCCAACGGGCTGTGTCTGCGGAGCGCCAGCGCCTGTCGTTTCATATGGTCCGCTAACGACACCTCGCATCGCATCTGGATTAGGCGTATCAGGGCCGCCTGCAACCATGTCGTAGGCTTGCCCAGCTTGCGTCCGCATGGGAACTCTTTTCCCGGTGACACTGACCTCTTGAAGCTGGTCAGCTCCCGGGGGCTTGTAGGACAGGCCCGCCATGACGCCTGACTGAAGGCCCATGCCAAGGGCTTCCTGCGTGCCCATGCCCGCGAGTTTGCCGACCGTCGCGCTTGTGAGGCCCGCGCCAATGCCCTGCGCAAGCTTACCCCCCTCGGTAACCCCAGGGATCTTGCCCGCATACTTTGCGATGCTCGAAACCGGGTTGACGCCGAACGCCGTGCCGCCCGCGCCGAAATAGCTCGTCGCGGCATTGATCAACAGGCTCTTAGCGTTGATCTTCTCACCGGCCATGGCAGAAACGCCCGCAGCCGCCGCGGTGGAGGCCAGGGCGGTAGAGGCCGCCGCAGCGGTCGTGGACAAGGCCACGCCTGCGGCAGTGCCCGTGGCAGCGCCTACGACGCTCGCCGCGGCCGGTCCGAGGACCGTGGCAAGTGCGACCGTGGCGATTACGCGAAAGATCGGGTTTTTAAGGACTTTCTTGACCGCCTTCTTGACGCCCTTAAAGAGCTTCTTCAGGAAGAACTCAGGCAGGCCGGTCTTGGGGTTGATCGTCCCGGAACCGCCCATGGCCTTGAGAAGCCGCGCTTCCCCCGGGGTGATATGGGCAAGGATCGAGTCGCCATTGCGACCCTGAGAGGCCAGATACTTAGCTACATCGGCCAGGCCACCCTGGGCCATGGCCATCGGCTCAAGGCCTTCGACGGCCGGCGACATCTCCATCGGGGCCTGCGCGCCCTGAGCGCCGGAGGCCTGATACTCGTTGAGAGCCATGATGGCAACGCCGAGGAAGGCCGGGTCGTACTCTTCCGGCAGGTCATCGGCGTCCATCATCCCGGTGTCGATCAGGCGCTGGCGAAGCTGCGGATACTCGTCCGGCTTCTGCGACATGTACTCGAGGACCTCGAGTAGCGCCGAAACCTCAGCCGGGCTGAGGTCCAGTTCGTCAATGCTTTCCCTGACCGCCTGGCGGACAGCCTCTGCTTGCGCAGGGTCGCCCGAAGACATGCCCAATGCCGTCAGAGCGGCGTCGTAACTGTCCGCGCTCGAGACGTAAAGCGGCTGGTCCGTGGGCCTTGGATCTTGCATGGCTTGCCCTGCGGGCAGGCCCATGATGCCTTCATTTTCCATAGGTGTCCTTTCCAGTTTGTGCCAATGACCCTACAGGGGGTCGCGCGCCGGGAAAGGACGCGAACATGGCTCTGATTATGGGGCAAGTTGTCAAGGGTTGTCCACTTGTCACGAGCGGTCGATTTCCAGGTAGGAAAGGTAAAAATCGACATCCGCTACGCTTGCGGTCACTTTCAGCACGTCCCCCGCGACTAGCACACAAGGCACCCCCGAAAAGATGTCCATCGTCTGGCTCGTTGGCAGGGCATAGGTCTTTAGAAGCTTGTACGGCGTTCCGCCCCCGCCTGGGTAGATGGCGGCACTGATGTTGGCGACACTGGCGTTGTCGTTCGTGACCCGAAGCGACGAAAGAACGGCATTGTTGGCCGCAGGAGCCGTGTAGATAGTCGTCTCCGTAGCGGCGCTCGGGGTTAGATACAGGCGTAGGTATTTGTTTGCCATGTCACATCGCCGAGATGAAGTTAATGGTCAGGATGACCGACGAGATAACGGGGCGCGTTGGACTAGTATCTACCGGATACTGCTCAAGAAAAACATCCGTACTGCTCGCCCACCAAGCAAGTTGAAGGTAGTTAACCGAAGGATCGTTGACTGTGAATATGCCCGTGATTGTGGGCACTATATGCGACCACGTCGTGGCATCTTTGCGTGCTGCGATGTCAAAACGGCTCCGACTGGCCGGGTAGTTAACACCCGTGTCCTTGGCCCAGATCTCAAACTCTTGTGCCGCATTGCTGCGGTTAGAAACCTGAATCCGGATTGTAACGAGGTAGTTCCCCGCACAAGGGACATAGATCTTGGTGTTGTCAACAACGCGAATCCCGTTAGCAACTGGGGTTGAGTTGTAGGTAATAAGTTCTTCGGTGGTGATGCTGGTTAAGTCTTGATCCTCGTCTGACATCAACATCGCATGCGGCAGGATGATGCCGTTGCTGAGTTGAAAGCCCCGGACACCGCCCGCAAAACCACCGCCCGCACCGGAACCTGCCGCGAACCACGAGCCCGCACCAGCCTTGTCGTCACTGACGGTCGGCGTGTAAGTGTTGTTAAGCTGGAAAACGACCTGCTCAAGCGAGCGCACGAGCTGGTCAAACTGCTCCTGACTGTAGCCCGCAGCCGCTGCGTTAGGCAGACGGACGTTGAAGATCTTACTCATCTCAATCCATCAGGTTGGATGTCGACACGCATCGTGCCGAAGCGCCAGTTGGTGTTGAGCTCAGAACTTTCGATCTGCAACGAAATCTGCCGCCCACGCGCGCGCGTGTCCACCTTGTCTGTGCCCGGAGAAATGACGTACGGATCAAGCGAGCTTGGCGTCGCAGCAACCTGCGGATACAAACGCAACAGCAGCCGCACCGTGAGATCGCCCTCTTGGTTCTTGAAGTCCGGGATGAACCGCTTCATGAACAACACCTGATCGCCATCGCCGATATCGAAGTACCCCGACTTCACATACGCAAGGATCGGATCCCCGTTGCCGTTCTTGCCAAACTCTTGGTTATAGACCACGGACCGCCCAGGGGTGAGTCCATAAATCGTGCTGATCGTAGCCTCGGTACCGTCGATATCGTACTGTGTCGCCATCGGGAAGGAATAAGTGCCAAGGTCCACCCAAGCGGAACGCGCCATAGTGCCCACGGACCATACCTGCTCGAGGTAGTTGAAGGTCACAAAGCGATCAATGTAGTCGGTGTCCGCCGTGCAGTACCACCAGGTCACTTCGTTGAACTGCGTGTTGATCCCCACATGCACTTTCTGTGCTTGCGTGAAGTTCAGGTCCTTGAATACATAGTCCTGGACCGTGCAGGGGAGCTTCTTGACGACACCGTCGAACACGAAGAAGGCGTCCTTGCTCATCCAGTACGCCACGCCGTTCACATCCGCCGACGCATGCGGCCCGATAAGGCCACAGTTGGCCCCGAGCTGCTGGAAGCCAAAGGTATACGGCGGTCCAAGGTACTGCATGCCATGCAGTGCCGTGTCCGTCCAGATCAAGATCTGTCCGCGCGAGCGAAGCGCCGAGACGATGTAGTTTCCGTCCGTCAGGCGCTGGCCGCCAGCCGTATTGGTCGCCGTGGCGACGAATGTGTTGATGTCTTCTTGGTTTGAGAAGCGCACAAACATCGGATCCTGCGACGAAGGCGTCCCGATGGTCGATTCCGTACCAAAGCAGACCAGATGCCGGTCAGGCGTCGACACCAACGCGTATTTGCTCTTGGTCGGCGCGCCAGAAATGGCCGCTGCCCGCACGCCAATGCCCGTGCTCGGCAGCCACTCGTAGATGCCGCCGTCCACAAGCTGCATGATGAGGTTTTCGCCGAAGCTATCGAACTGCCAGACGCGGGAAAAGAGCGCAATCGAGGCAGACGGCGGGCGCGGGGTGCCCCAAGTGCTCAAGCCCCATGTCCCAGTGCCCCAGCCAAAGTCCGAGTAGCTTACCGCTGCCCCCGTGTTGATCTGATAGGCCGCCGTGGCCGTGCCTGCCGCCGTGGCGGTCGAGGTCGCGTTGGTCGGCGCCTGGATGGCGTACTCATTGGCGTTCAGAACCTCGATAACCTCAAACTCGTTGTTCAAACTCGCGTTCGGAATGCCACCAGGGTCGCCCGTTGTCGCAGAAAGCGTGACAAAA